AGAGATTACGTGTCCATTAAGAAGTCAAAGAAAGGACCTCTTAAGCAAGTTGTTCCAGGTTTTCCACATCTAAAGAGTAACTATACCTTGCTCTGGGATATGCCAAGTAATGAAGGGTACATCAAAGTTATTGCTGTCATGCAAAAGTTCTTTGACCAAGGCATCTCAGGCAACTGGAGTTATAATCCTGAGAACTATCCAGATAATGAAGTGCCAACCTCTGTCATGGCACAAGATTGGTTGACCACCTACAAGTATGGGTGGAAGACATCATACTATCAGAACACGTATGATGCTAAGAAAGATGCAGAGGAACCTATTGCGGAAGTAGCACACACTGACCTCAATAGTTTACTAACAGATATTATGGAGTCGAATGAAGAAGAGTGTGAGTCCTGTTCAATCTAATAACGAAATGCCTATCCCCGATGGAATGACTGTCTTCAATACTGAGGACGTTGATACCAATAAACAATACATGTTCTTTGGTAAACCATTAGGAGTACAAAGATACGACAAGTACAAGTACCCTGTATTTGATAAACTAACTCAACAGATGTTGGGATATTTCTGGAGACCAGAGGAGGTCTCACTACAGAAAGACAGATCAGATTTCCAAACACTATCTGATCAGCAAAAGCACATATTTACTAGCAACCTTAAGTATCAGATCTTACTTGACTCAGTTCAAGGTAGAGGACCTGGCATGGCATTCATTCCTTACTGTGCCTTGCCAGAACTGGAGTCTGCCATGCTAGCATGGGAGTTCATGGAGATGATACACAGCAGATCTTATACATATATTATTAAGAACGTGTACTCAGATCCTAGTGATGTCTTTGACAAAATTCTAGATGATGATAAGATAATAGCACGTGCTGAATCGGTAACGAGGGCATATAATAATCTGATCAACGCTGCTCAGAACTGGGGTACCAGTAACCTATACAAAGAAGGACACAAAGAAACTTACAACTCCTCCTATGAACTCAAAGAACTCAAGAGACTACTCTACCGTGCCATCGTCAACGTTAACATTCTTGAGGGCATTAGGTTCTATGTATCCTTCGCTTGCTCGTTTGCGTTTGGTGAACTCAAGCTTATGGAAGGATCAGCTAAAATTATCTCTCTCATCTCCAGAGATGAAAGCCAGCATCTTGTACTTACTCAACAAATCCTCAAGAAATGGCAAGAAGGAGACGACCCCACAATGGTTGATATCGCAAATGAGGAAAGGGAAAATGTCTTAGACATGTTCCGTAACTGTGTGGAAGAGGAGAAAGATTGGGCGAACTATCTGTTCAAAGATGGTAGTATGATTGGACTCAATGCCAAACTACTACACAAGTACGTAGAGTTCATTGCTAACAGGAGACTCAGAGCATTAGGACTTGACCCACTGTATGATATCCCTGCTAGAAACAATCCTTTACCTTGGACAGATCACTGGTTAAATAGTAAAGGACAACAGAATGCACCACAAGAGACAGAGATTGAATCGTATGTCGTAGGTGGTATCAAGCAGGACGTTAAGAAGAATACTTTCGCAGGATTTAAACTCTAATGCCTAAGATAAAGTTTGAGAAAACTTTATATATTGGATCAGGTGTTGTAACATGGTGGATGAAAGCAGAACGATGGATCAAGAAGCAATTCAAGAATCCATTCGTTCAACATCTTGCCCTCGGTTTGTTAGAATACTTGAAAGAATTGTGGATTGATGCTAAAATATATAATACCATGCAGGACGTTGATCGTCAGGCAGAAGAACTGAAAAAGCACTGGGAAGAACATGACGAACCAATCACCCCGCACGTTGTGGAGACAGGAATATTTGGAGATGAAGGCTGGTCTATCGAAATTTCAAATCCAGTTGTTGAAAGAGGGACCCCATCAATTAGCACAGGCATGGTTACTCCAAGCAATGTACAACGATTACAAGAAGATGAAGGGGATAAAGGAACCACCTAGTAGAGAGTCAGGTCATCAGACCACACTAAAGGAGTTCTTCCAACGACATGATTGATCAATATATTAGAGAGTACTGGGGTGACCCAGAACAATGTGATAAATTAATAGAGTTTTATAAAGAAGCAGATCGTCAAGGTTTTACTAAGGAAGGTAGAGTAGGTAGTATAGATTGCCCAGAGGGTAGACCAGAACCAGACAAGAAGAAGAGTACCGAAATGCCATTCGAGGACATCTGGAATGGAGAGATGGGTGAGGATGTCTGGGGTCTACGTAACTACATGGACTTCATTACTGACTGCTACTCAGATTACTGGGAGCACTTCAAACTACCACCACCTATAGGTATCAAGGTGCTGCCACAGATACAACACTACGCACCAGGCGAGGGTTATTACTTCCCACATATAGATGCAGAAGCATCAGTGATGAGTAGAGTGTTGGTGTACATATCATATCTAAATGACGTGCCTGATGGTGGCACTATCATGGTCAACAACGATGGGTTTACTATCCACGCACAGAAAGGTAAGACTGTATTGTTCCCTGCTACCTTCACTCACAAGCACGTGGGAGAGATCTCTAAGGAGCATGAGAAATACATCTGTACTGGTTGGGTCGAGTGGATTTAGTAACAACCGTTACTTGACTAAATAATTATGTCATGTTATCATGACATTACGTTCAGTCTGATACACTCAGACCGCAAGTAAGCCGACACGGAACGGGTTCGTTCATCCCTCTGGTAGGGGGACGCAAATGCCGACTGAAGGAACGGGAGTAAAAACCCCTACTATTTCAGGAGAAAATCATGACTAAGGTCACTTACCGTGGCGTTGAATACAACGCAGAAGAGTACAACGCAAAAGTTGTTGCGGAAGCAACACAGCGTGACAGACACGATTTAATGTATCGTGGTATCAAAGTTAAGAGTAAGGCATCACCTTGCAGTTAACTTAGTATAACTAAAAAGTTATCCCCGCTACATATAGTAGTCGGGGATTTTTTTATGCAACGAAACAGACTCAAGCAACTGCTTGAACAACTCGAAGAAGTACTAGCAGAACTGAAGGTAGAAGTATATTCAGATGTAGATAAGTATCGAGATGAAGATGGTTATTATGTAGGTGAAGATGATGACGATGGATACCCCGATTGATTATGAAAATCCCTGGTACTACAAAGGTTCAGCTTTCACTACTGACGATATTAATGATCTCTTCGGTTTCGTCTACCGCATTACAAATCTCAGCACGGGCAAACAATATATCGGAAGAAAATACTTCTGGCAAAAGCGTAAACCTAAAGGAGGCAAGCGACGAGTCACCTCAGAGTCAGACTGGAAGCGATATTACGGCAGCTCTGCAGAGCTTAAACAAGATATTAAATCACTTGGAAAAGAAAATTTCCGAAGAGAAATCATATCAGTCCACACCACACTGGGACGAACCAACTATGAGGAGACCCGACAACTCTTCCTCAACAACGTGCTCACCGAGTCCGTAAATGGCTTGCCAAAATACTATAATAGTAATATACTAGGTAGATATATGCGAAAGGATTACTTTGATGCTGACAACTGAAGAGTTAGACATCATATATGAATGGGGTATGACAACTGAACTACCCTACCGTAAAGCACCTACTGCTGAGGGATACTCGAACCAACCCATAGGTATGTGTTGGTTGAAGGGTACAGGCAAGGGGTTCCATGGTGTACGTGAGTCATTAATAGATGATCAACAAGTCATTGACATCTTGTCTAAGGACGAGGTGTTATTTGCCACAGGTGCTATGTTCTACGCAGGAACTAAACTACCCAAGCATCGTGATCCTCCTGTCTACCCTGATAGATACAGGAGAATACACATACCTCTCGTCGTACCATGTGACAAGTGTTGCTACATGATATGGGATGGAGAGAAGAAACCATGGAGGTCAGGTGAGTATGGAGTGTGGGATGTACAAGACGTAACACACGAAGCATATAATGTATCTGATGATGACCTAGAACTTATCTTTATAGACATCAAAAAATGAGAGAGAAAATGATCGCTGCTCTCCTTGCTCATGCTCAAGGAGACATACAAAAGCACAAGATGAATGTAGAAGTGTACCTCAACAACCCTGTTGGTATAGGTGAGCACTCTGACATCATGGAAGCAATCGAAAATGAACTGAACATGATCGCTAAGTATGAGGATCAGGTTTCAGTTATCAAGAAACATTTTATCATCAAGGACTAATGAAACAGTACGATGTAGAGACCGTAGTTACCTACAGGACGTGGGTCAGGGTAGATGCTGACGATGAGAAAGCAGCAGAAAGAAAAGTAAAGGACATGGCATGGGACATGACACGCATACAGTATCAGACTATGGTCGAGTCAGAACCAACAGGAACAGTGAGGAATGTTAATTAGATCATATCTAGATGTACATACACCTAATGTGAACTGTACCTTACAGCACAACTGTAACTCGATAGGTCGCAAGAACTATTGGTTAGGTAAGGACGATGCTCCAAGGAATTTTATCGAGGAGTATCTACACCAGTGGTACTTTGCTTTCCTTACTGGTGACTACAAAGGTATGGAGTATTGGGTATACAGATCAGAGGATGGGAATAGTTTTGATCCTTTCCACTTTGATAAGGACGAGAAGGATCCACAGATCACACACCCCAAGTGGACAGGTTGTATCAACATGACTCTTGATAAGGGTGCCACATGTATCAGTGACATGAAGTATGGAGACATCAAACCTACCGAGTGCATCTATTCATACGGTGCAGAGGGTAAGGTTACCATCTGGGATGGCAACGTAGCATGGTCAGACATGGCAAGTTATGATGACTGTAAATTATATGTGAACGTGTGGACAGAGAGGAGACCTAAAGGGTTGACCCGATCAAAAGAGATGCCATACTATCCTTACACTATGATCAAAGGCATCTATGATAAGTGCCCTATCATACCATTCCAAGGCGATGACATCGTGACACACACTCATATGTGTGGTGATCTGTTCGATCATTTTGTCATCAAGGAACCCGCAGAGAGAAACTTCGGAGAGACATACCGTGTGACAGATGTTGTTCTGGCATGAGGACCTTGACAAGAATCTAAAGAAAGTGTATACTAAATAACATTACAATGGGATCGAAAGATCGTGCCCCTGCGTAGAACCATCACTCCATGTCGGGAGTGGTGTCATCCGCAAGGGTTTTTTCTTTGCGAGAGACTATAACAAAATTCATGTCTATTAAATCAACAATCGCTGCAGTGGCAGCATCTCCATTCCTTCTAGCTGGTGCAGCATTTGCTGGTCCTTATGTGAATGTAGAAACAGTACAATCATTCTCAGGTGATGACTACACAGGTCTATCAACAGAACTACAGATCGGTTGGGAAGGTGAGAACTGGTACGTATCTGGTGGTCCTATCGTAGATTCTCCAGACAACGGTGAGTCTTCAACAGACTTCATCGGTTACGTTGGTGGATCACTTGCTCTTACAGACTCAATCGGTGCTTACGGTGAGTTCTCTGTTCAAACAGACGAGACTGCTGATAACGCATACGGTGTGAAGATGGGTGCTAGATACACATTCTAAATAAGGTGAGACCTTTCGTGCGGTCTCTACATTTCGGAACTTACAGAGGGTGCTTGACACCCTCTTTTTTTGTGGTACAATGTGAACATCTCCTGACAAATAAATAAATTTGTTACATGAGGTAAAGAAAATGTTTAAGATCAGGTGGGAGGGTCATACCCTGCCTGAGTATGACCCCGAAAAGCACAACCCAGACAAGGTGTTTGCCCTGCTGTGTTACCGTGGAGTTTACTACGCGAAGTGGGTCACATTGAACATAGTCTTTTATAAGTATAATTGGAAAGTAACTCTACAAAAATGATTGAAATCACAGAGAAGCAACTCAAGATGAACGAGAAGTCTTATCTTGATAGAGTAGAGCAAGGTGAACCTATCCTCCTAGCAAAAGAGGATGGGACTAAAGTGCTCATGGTACCTCAAAACCCAGAGGATCTAAGGCATCTCTGGGATCATGACGACGGACCATAAATAAAAATAAACTCTCTCTGCCATGTGGAAAGTACATATAGTAATTGATACAAACAGTACCAGTGAAGTTGCTACTGGTGTTACATCACTCAAGACATTTGCTACAGGATTTCCTGGCATCAAACCTACAGTACATGACACTGCTAGGAATGGTGAACAGTCTCGCTATGTCAAGAAGTGGTGCGAAGATAACGACGCTGTGTACTCACGACACCTCGGTGCGTTCAAGGACATGGCATCTATCTACGAGGAGATCCTCCGTCGTTCTACACAACCCACAGTTGTAATGAACGGTGACTGTGTGTTCTATCAGGACATGAGGGGTACAACTGTGAAC